ACCCGCGGCTACAACGACGCGAAAATCTACGACTACGTCGTCATACCGAAGAAGCAGTCCGATCTGAATGCGGCGATGAACGACCCGCAGGCCGCCCAGCCGTCATACTCGCCACAGCAGCCCCAACAGGCCGCTTACGGTCAGCCAGTCACACTCGGCCAGCCCGCAGGCTTGACCATGCAGGAAAAACAGCAGGCCGCGCAACTGCAAGCCGCAGGAAAAAACGTGCAGGAGATCGCGGGACTCCTCGGCAAGCCGGTCGACCAGGTCGTCAACGCGCTCGGCGTAGGCAGCGGACAAGAGCCTGAATTCTAAACCCGTCAAATTCGACTGGTTTAGAGGGAACAGCGTCCACTGCAGCTACAACTGGCATGGCGGGCGCTGTTCCAAACATGATGAAACTCTTCGAGAGGAAACCTATGGAAACGGCACAGGTTGGCACAGTGGAACATGGTCCCACCATCAAAAAACGGCACATGTGCCATTCTGTGCCAAAGCGTTGGCACAGCGAAAGTGCCGGAATTCCAACCGTATATAAACAAACAACCAATGTTCCATTGTTTTTTATATATGTATTTATTTTTGTTGTTTTTGTGTTGTGTGTTATGGGCATGGAACGGCACAGCAAAAAAGGAGGTGAAAAATGAGGGACTACCGCAAATACCAGCCGATACCGACCGAAGACCTGCCAGCCCAATTCGCAGGAATCTTTCACATGCTCGCACTCACCTTCACGCCGGCGAACGACCATACAATCATCACGACCATCACAGGCCACAACCTTGAGCTCATCTGCCAAGGCGGCGGTGAGAACGACCGGCGTAAAAAAGAGCCAGTCGTGGCTGCCGGCTACCAGAAAGCCATCTGGGAACTCCGTGAAGGCCATCTTCGTTACTGTCCGTCACAGGACAGGCTTTGGCGTCGAGACCCCGACATGGCCGACCATGAAGGCGAAAGACTCATCCTCAACAGCTGGCATCCGGTCAAGACCATCGAGGACGAATACCATATCGGCGGCAACGCTCGTAGCAGTGAACGCAACCCGCTCTACTCGGGCGCGATTATGCGCGAGGCGAAGCGGAGCCAATGGTTCGAACAGGTCGAACGCGGCGTACGCTGTGACCCCTGCGTGTGGGTGCGACGTAATGGTAAAGTCGTCTGCCTGCAGGATGAGCCAGATATCGCGGTCACACAGACTTTCTCTCCTGTCGGTATGGGAAATCAGGCTTTGAAGGACGCGAAGCGCATTCTCGAATGGTTGACGGTGGATGAGAAGTCCTATGCGAATCTTTGTCGCATGTTTGCCACACCATGGCTCGAACCATTCAAACAATTGTCTTACGTCCTGTCCGGGCATGGCGGTGACGGGAAGACGCTGATCGCCCGTCAGGCGTTGCTCGGCGTGTTGGGCGTCGGCAAGGTGTTTCCAGGTTTCAGCGTGCAATCGTACTGCAATGGTGGCGGCTACACGCTTGGCCGCGAGAGCATGAATGATGAGATGGACGGCAAGGCTTTCGCCATTGATGATGAGGCTTGCGCGGTCACTGAGGACATGCTCCCCTTGCTACGTGCCTTGTCGACCGGCTCGCAGGTGAACGCCCGTGTGACTGGTGGCCGTTATCGTGTGATGACGCCGACCGCGACGATGCTGATTCTGACGAACATGCAGTTCGCGGATTCCGCCGAGAATTCGGACGTGCGTCGTTTCATCAAGGTGGAATTCCACCAGTCGAAGGGTCGTTCGTATGACGAATATCATGCGATCGAGGGTTTCTGTCATCGGCATCCCGCAGCGTTCTTCGTGTTGTCGTGCCGGTTGTGGGAGCGGTCTGACGAGCCGGAGATTGTGAATCTGAGTCCTGCGCGCAATATCAGCGATGAGATGTATTGGCTGATCAGTGAGATTGCGTCGAATGAGGAACAGTATGGAGATCCGGTGGCCGTGAAGGGTGATTATCGTAAGGAATTTCATACGACCGTTCCGCAGTCTTTGATGGATGTGCTTGGTTTGGAGAATGCACGTTCTCGTGCATTGCCCGGCAAAGGGCAGCCGCGCGTCGTCCGCGTCGTCAACCGTGACCGTTTCGACGTGTATCGCAAGGCCGCTCTCGGCACTGATGCGGAGTCAATCAAGGATTGGCGTCAGGAAGCCTTGTCGAAGCCGAACCGTGACAGTCTGCATCCGTTGGACGATGTGGGTGACTGTCATGATCTGGCCGGCATCGTCGATGCCGCGTTGGCTGGCCATGTCGGTTTCGCGCCATGCGAGGGCAAGGCGCGAAAGACCGGTGGGCCGGTCGACGGGAAGGTGTCGCTGTCGTGGAAGCGGTTGAATCCGTCGGACGAGAACCATGTGGATTCGACTTTCGTGACCGGCAAGATGAGCCGTTATGCCGTCGTGCCGCTTGGTGACTGCTTCGTCATCGACTGTGACAAGCCGTCCGAGGATGGTGGCCCTGATGGCTGGCAGTGCTTGCAGGCGTTGACGGGCGACTACGGTACCGATAAATTGCCGGCCACGTTGGTCACGAAAACACCGCATGGCGTGCACCTGTACTATCGCATGCCGGCCGGCATGGATATCGGCTTGCTGAAGAACGCGGTGCATGAGCAGAATCTGCCGATCGACCTGCGTGTGAGCAATAGGGGTTATGTGCTTGGCCCTGGCAGCGTCATCGACGGCAAACGGTATGAGCTGGCGGATCTGCCCGCCGGCGTGGTGCCGGAGGCGAGCGAGGCGGTCATGCGCATGCTCAAGGATTTCGGTTACACGAACGAGCCGAAGCCGGAGGCGCCCGCTTTGAGCTTGGACGATGTCATGGCCGATAGGCGTGCCACGTCGATTTCCAATGGCATGCCGGATATGACGCCGGTGCCGGAGGGCCAACGCAACAGCACATTGCATGCGTGGGCATACGGACGGCTGAAGAATCATCCGGAAAACGAACGGCAGATTCACGATGACCTGCTGAAGCGCGGTAGGGATAGCGGTTTGGCCGATGCCGAACTCGACCAGATCTGGAAATCAATCAAACGAAGCCTCAGCTAAGGAGGGGTCGACTATGTCGAAGAATATGACTGGAACGAGCAAGGCAATCCGACTTATCGAATGCGCGCATTGCGGAGAACGCGTCGGCGCATATTATGCCACCTGCCCATACTGTGGATACCGGCTTGTGACGGCGTCCGACGGTTTTTGGAAGCGGATGATGGGATGAGCCGGAAACCGCCGCAGTGGATGCGCCGGTTCGCCCCGGAAGGCAATCCAGCGCATCTCTTTCCGGTCGTGTGCTCATGCGGCCGGTGGATTTTCAGCGAAAGGGACGTGGTCTGGCAGTCATGGGACGCGGGAATCATCGAAGGCGACGACCTGGTCACTGCGATCATCCTTGACAGGCCGCTTATCCGCATCCGGCACGTGTCCCACATGGACATCGTCAGATTGGAAACCGTCGCCGGACCATTAGGCATCAGTCCGGACGGCCAATATTTGGGCGCGCACGAATGCGGCCTGATGCCCGTCAGCGTCAAGCCGGCGGAAGTGGGCGACAACGGATTCCATTATTCGACGCTTCCTGGTTTTCCGAAAATGCGGCCGGTGCCCGGCAATCCTGATCCGTGGGCCGGACTGCCGGTGAATGACCTATCGGATTTCGGATGGCCGCAATCCGAAGACAGCGAACAGCAAACACTTTTCTAAAAAGGAGAAATCATGAGACACGACGAACCGGAAACCATGTACAGCCGTGAATGGTTGGAACACGAGCGCCGCAAGGCATGGCAGGAAGGCTACGCAGCCGGATGGAAAGACCAGGAATGCGACTTCCCGCCACACACCACAGAAAACCCATATCTGGAGGCCAAATGACCAACACCGAGAAGACAATAATCTGCACCGTCATCACCTGCATGCTCATCATCTTCCTCACCATCGGCACATGCATCTTCATGCAGTGGTATACGGCCACCCACCACGATTTTCAAATGGAAACAGTCAAGACGGGAGACGTGACGTGGGCATGCCTCAAAGACCGAGGCACATACATCGGATGCAACGCAGTGGAGGAATACAAATGAAGAAAATACTCATGGACATGATCGTCAAATGGCATCAGGCCGGATACAGCCTCGATGAGATCTCGCCACTGGTTCCTCAAGTCCCCAAAGAGGAAATCAAAGCAATCATCCAACAACACCACGAATAACAAGAAACCCGACCTTCCGGCCGGGCTCCTGGCATCACCACAAACCAGACTACACCCGCCGGAGGGAATCGAACAAATGAACGAACCAACCAACGAATCCCAACCAACACCAAACCAGACACAACCAGCACAAACCAACCAAAACAAGCCAGCGCTCGCCGGCGTGTGCCTCGTCTGCGGCGGAGGATGCGCTGTCGGCGACACCATGTGCGCGAGATGCGATGGGCTGATGCGCGGCTGGCTGCGGGAATATCCATCATGGTTGGATTCGCTGC